GGGGAACGCTGTTCGAGGAGATATGTTTGAAAGCAAGGGCCGGTTTGAACAACTTCATCCTCGTCTTCTTGCCGTGGTTTGCCGATCCCCGACGGACGAAAGAATGGTACGAGAAGACGAAACAGGACCTGCCCAACACGTACAAGTCCGAGTATCCCGCTACGTTTGAAGAGGCGTGGTCCGTTGGTGAGGGCGCGTTCTTCGAGGAGTGGAACGAGGACGTTCACGTACTCAAGAATTGGCGACCGCCGAAGGAGTGGAAGAGAGTACGGGCATACGACCCCGGATTCTCGTCTTACGCATGTATGAAGTGGTATGCGTTGTCGCCCGACGGGTGGGCTGTGTGCTACCGGGAATACTACCCGCACCGCGTTACCGATAAGGAGCAGGCCGCGGAGATAAAGAGGTTATCCAAGCATGACGATGGGACGCCTGAAGAAATCGAATACACAGTGGCCGATACAGATGCCTGGACTCCTTCTAGAGACTCTGGGCAGTCTACTGCGGAAGTCTTCGCCCTTGAGGGAATCCCCCTGCGACAAGCCACAAAAGACCTCGAAAACGGTTGGCGACGACTCCACGAGTGGCTGAAGCCGTACAAGGGGCCGGACGAGGGTATGATGGCTCATTTGAGATTCACGAAGGACTGCCTGAACACCATACGTACGTATCCCGCGTGCGAGCAGAGTAAGACCAATCCCGAGGACATATCGAAAGACTCTGAGCACCACTGCCAGGACGTTGACCGCTACTTCACGATGAGCCGCCCCCGCCCATTCGAGGAGCGAGTTCTTAAATTCCCCGACAGCATGACAGAGGAACAGAAGAAACAGGCCATCAAGAACATGGAGTTCGAGCAGTGGTATCAGAAGATGAAGGAGCGGAGGTGATGGGATGGACCTCCTGAAGCCGTTCAAGTATTTGACCCGAAGGGTGGTGGGCGCTATCAAAGATAAGGTGGATGAGATCCAGAAGTCCGAGGAGGATAAGAGACTCCTTGAAAAGTGGCAGAAACAATACGAGGTTGACAAGTCCGAGAAAGATCCATGGAACGAGTACATGGATGAGTGGGAGGCGTTCTACCACGGCAACAGGGAGTTTGGAAACATCAAACGCGACGACGGCAAGGAACCCCGGACGATCGTCAACTTCCCACGGCTCTTCCTTGAAGCGCAGATAGACGCGAACGTTCCGGAACCGTTGTTCAAGCCCGTCGCCCCCGACGATGAAGAAGCTGTTAAGTCCATCCAGGCGCAGGTGGAGTACGCCGTCAGAGCGGCGGAACCGTCTATAGAGGAATTGAATCTCGAAGACGAACGCACGGTGAGGAAGTTCGGGAAATCCTTCTTCAAGGTGCATTGGAACAACCAGGTCAAGAGAGCGGGTTACGTCGGGGACGTGGAAATATCCAATCCTCACCCGAAGGACATCATTCCAAACGCAGGTTGCAAACGGCTCGATGAGATGGAGCATTATCATCATCCGGTGAACAAGACGGAGAACTACGTCCTCCGAAGGTGGCCACACATCACAAAAGAGCAATTGGAGAAGGAAGCGGCATACGACGATCAGTACGACGTGATGTCCGACACTCAGGAAATCACCATAGAGGCCCCGCAGATTTCCGAACAGGAATCGGGTTTGCGGAGGTACACCATAATCGAGACGACCTACAAAGATAAGGACGGCGACATAGGCAAACTGTGGTGGTCGGGGGATCTCTTACTAGAGCATCTGCCCAAGTTCTTCTACCGCAGAGATCCCGAAACCGGGGAGATCGTCACGAAGGAAGTCATTGACTACCAGAGGGACATGCAGGGCAATCCCGTTCTCGATGAAGCGGGCAACCCCATCCCGATAGAAGCAGACTATTACGTTCCCAAACGATTCGATTTAGTTGACCGCGCGTATATCCCGAGGGACAAGTGTTTTTGGGCTATTTCCGCAATAGAGGACCTGATAGATCCCCAGGAATCGCTGAAGAAAGTCCTGTACATTGAGGAAGAAAAACTGCTCAAGGGCACCACGAAGATTCTGACGAACGACCCCAGCCTGTCTGCGCAACTACAGAACCCGTTGAGCGAGATCATCTACTCACCCAATCTGAACGCCGTGCAGTCTGTCAAAATGGACGATGGCGGGGATCGCGGTCTTCAGTGGATGGACAAGATGAAGGAGTACATGCAACTTCTCACCCGGCAGACGAACGCCGCATTGGGTCAGGAGACTCCCGAGGTAACGAGTGGTAAGCAGGCGGAGTACTACATCAACCAGGCAATGCAGGTAGTGGATCTCGCAGTTGCATACAAGATTTCCACCTACAAGAGACTCTATCGCATCATTGCCGATTTCTATATGGCGTTTGGAGACTACGACCGTCCCTGGAGACTCGCCGGGGAAGGCGGTCAGGATGTCTTCGGCACGTTCAACCGATTGGCGCTTCTCCGAGACATGAACGGCAACTTTGTCTATCCCGACTTCGATATTGAGATAGGCGCTGAAGCGGGATTCCTGAAATCAAGGATGCAGATACTCCAACTCATTTTAGCGTTGGCCAGAGACAACCGCTTTGTGCCGACTCCCGATAACCTCATGATCCTCCAGATACTCGACAAGGTAGGCGTTCCCCACCTGAAGGACGCGATCAAGAACATGGAAGCCATGCTCTTGCAGCAGCAAGCGGTAGCAGAGCAGCAGATGCAGGCAGAGCAAGAGATGGCGAATCAGCAGGCTGCGGCAGAGCAGCAGAAGACCGCATTCGAGCAAGAACAGGCGCAGGCGTACACCGCTATTAATGCGATGAAGGCGCTGGGGGGTGGTGGGGGTGATAAGAAAAACCGCTAAGGGCTACGTGGTTCTTAGCGAGAGCGGGAAGAAACTTGGTGGACCGTACCCAACGAGACAGATGGCGGAGAGGCGCTTGAGCCAGGTTGAGTACTACGGCAAGAAGAGTAAGAAGCGGAGGGGATAGGGTGCTACCCAAACAAGTTAGAATCGGCGGCGTGCCATACGAGGTGAAGACGACCGACGAACCCATTGTCGTCAATCGCCGTGAGTGTACTGCGGCGATTCACTACGAACAGGGTTTCATCGAGATTTCCGCAGACATGTCGCCGGAGAGACAGATTCAGGCCCTGTGGCATGAGGTAATGCACGGCATAGTCCGCGACAGGTTTCACGGCCTGGAGATCGAGGATGAGGAGAACGTCGTGGAAGCGTTTGCCTGTGGTGTTCACGCATTCTGCGTGGACAACGGGCTGTCATTTCCCGAGAGGAGGTGATCCCATGCAGAACAATCCTGGACTGAAGAGGCCCATGCCGGTATCGAAGGGATTCAAGTACGGCGAGAGCGGGCCGAGGGAGTATGGTGGCGAGGCCACCAAGATCAAGAGGGGGGGGGATTTGAGAAGTAAACCCGGCAAGAACAACGGTAAGTAATACCCGACCACCTGACAGGTGGTTTTTCATTTGCCCTGGCGAGGGGAAACGCGAGGAGGTTTCATATGCCCGAAGAGACAGCCAGCGGAAACGCGGAGGTCGCTGCACCGCAGGATACTCAAGACATCGGAACAACTCAGGAGGCTGCTACGGGAGACGTATCCCAGGAATCCGATTCTCAGGTCGTCGCTGAGAAGAAGCAGTCAAAGGAGACGGACGCCGCCTATGCGGACGCGCGCCGGAAGGAAGAGATTGAGAAACTCCGGACCGAACTAAAATCCCGCGACAAGTGGGTCGCTGAGAACTTCGGCAAATCCCACGGGATCTACACTTGGGAACAGTATCAGTCCGCGATCGAGGCTACCAAGGCTCAGCAGGTTTCTGCGGAACAGCAGAAGGCGCTTGAAGCCCTCAAAGAGCAGGGTGTTGACGTTGACACCATCCTCAAGGTTGTTGAACATCACCCCAAACTCCGCGTCCTCGAAGCGGAGAATCTGGCGCTGAAGAAGCATGTGGAGGAACAGTCGCTACAGTCTCAATTCAACGAACTGAGAGCGAAGTTCCCCGAGATCAAGCAGCCCGACGACATTGATTCGCAGGTGTGGACTGTGTACAGCGCGGCGCAAGACGAATTGACCCTTGCGCAGGCATACTACGCGGTCCACGGAGACGAACTGCTGACACGCGCGGAGCAGGGCGGCAAATCAAAGGCCATACGCGATATAGGCTCCAAGAACCACCTCACCACGGAGAAGTCCGAGGGCGGTGGATTCGAAGAAGCCATCACCATCCCCGAAGAGAAGATGGCGGTTTACCGTTCGTGTGGCATAGACGAGAAACGCGCCCGCGAGATAGAAAAGCGGGCTGCAAAACAGAAAGCGAAAGGCGGCTAAGACAAGCGAGCCGCCTTCGTTATTGGAAGGAGGCTTGTGAGTATGGCATTCAAGATTGTCGGTAATCTGTACGGCGAGTATAAGCAGACACTCCTGAAGGACATCAGTCTCTCGTCCACTTCCTACGGCATCCCGGGATTCCCTACGAACCTCAATTCGCTCGGGCAGTGGACGAGCACGGACGTGTGCCTCGGCACCACGGTCTATCCTCACAAGGCGTTCAGAGGGATCTACCTCAATGCCTGTTCGAGTGATGAGACGTGCGTGGTTGAGATGGTCAAGCCCTATGACATCATCGAGGCTGATATGTCTACGGCTACCGTATCAACCGACTTCATCCCCGGAACCAAGAACATCATGCTCAGCACTGCCGGGTCGAACACGTCCTCAACGGGTTCTATCCCACTGGTGCTGCCGGATTCCACGGGGGTTGGCTCCACCTATGTGCTTGAGCATGCGTACATCTTCTCGGTGGACGACGTAAACGACAAGGTCCGTTTCTACTTTGAGAAGCTCTCGACCGGAGCATAGGAGGTGAAGACACATGGGTAAGATTGATCAGGCAAGTCTACAGTTTCAGAAACTCGTAGGACTGTACGAGAATCCCCTTCTGGAGTACTGGACAAATAAGTACCAGGACAACATGAAGAACTCCATGATCTACGAGATCTTCCAGAGGGAGCAGTCCTCGAATCCAACTGAGGCCATCGGCGAGTTGGCGGGTTCGATTACCTTCCAGGAGTGGAAGGGCCAGTTCACCTACCAGGACATGAAGGAAGGCAACACCAAGGTCTTCACTCCTGTCGTCTGGGAGGCGGGCCGGGCATATGACAGGTTCACCCTGTCCAACGCCAAGTTGATCGACCTGAAGAACAAGGTGGACGACTTCGCTCTCGGGGCCGCGAGACTCAGGGAACAGATCGCTTCCGGGTTCTTCAATAATGCCACGTCAACCTCATTCGTTATCAACGGCAAGACGATCGACAATACCACTGCGGATGGTTTGGCTCTCGCCAGCGCGTCCCACGTCGGGGTGAACTACACCAAGGCGCAGTCGAACTACGATACCGATGTGTTGTCGGAGGCGAATCTTGAAGCGGCGTGCCAAGCCATGTACGAGTACAAGGACGACGACGGGAACGAGTGTAACCTCAACCCGGACACCCTCGTGGTGCCTACTCGTCTGAGGCAGACGGCCCTTGAGTTGATCGGCGGCCCCGGCAAGTACAACGTGGCGAACAACAATCCCAACATCTACTACGGTTCAATGAGACTCATCGTGTGGCCGTGGTTCAAGAAGGCCTCGACCGCTACGAACTACCCGTGGTTCATCATGGATTCGCAGGCCGCAAAGAAATCCTGCAAGTGGATCAACCGGCTCGAATCCGGTGAGGATCACGAGATCAGTTCGTACAAGGACTGGGAGACTCAGACCTGGAAGACCGGAGCGCTCATGTGGTTTGCCGCAGGAATGTTCGACTGGAGAGCTTTCTTCATAAACGTTCCAGCGTAACC